ACAGCTTCAGGAGACTTCCTTGGAGAAGGACGGGTGCAGGATGTGAATATCTCTGTCGGCTCCATCTCACAACTATCTCCTCATTTGGCTGGAAACAACTTGAGGTTCTGGTCAAAGGATGGAGCTGCAACAGTAGGAAACGAAGCAAACTACGGAACTATTCTACGGTATTCTGTTCTTTCACTTCGAGCTGACTCTATCGTTCAGCGGGTGACAGCTGCAAATGCTGAAAATGTCTGCGGAGTGTTCTATAAGCATCTTTCCCTCTTTGGCATTTCAACAGGAGCAACAGGAACAGGAAATAATGCAGTTCTGGCATTTGATGAACGGTACAATGCGTGGTCTCTCTGGACTGGTCTCTATCCAAAGGTGTGGGCGAAATACGTCAATCCAGCAGATAAAATTGAAAGACTCTACTACGGCTCTTCAAATACCGCTGATGTTCTTGAAATGTTCAAAGGACATACAGATTACGCAACGTCTACAGGAACTGGAACAAAAATCACTCTTTCTATTTCAACCAAGCAATATGATTTGGGGCTTCCTGACCAGTTCAAAAAGTTTGATAAAGCAACACTGGTATTCGGAACATTGACAGGAAACAGTACAACAGTAGGAGTCATACGAGCAAACCATCTTGGTATTCAATCAGACTCACGACTTGCTATTTCTCAAGAGTCATCTCTTTCTGGGTTTGGAAATGATGAATGGGGAGACCAAGAAATTGGCATGATGACAGAGGATGATGCTGGTTCCACTATCAATATCCGCTATATCAACCTTCGTCAAAAAGACCTATTCTGGGTGAAATTTAACATTCAAAACGATGGAATTTCAGATGAGATTTCTCTCATGGGACTATATATCTATTTCAGCCAATCAAACAAACCACTACCGTTTACAACAAAATTAACGAAGCTCGCGGTAGTGACGTAGCACACAAATGAGCGTATTTTATGTCATCATAAAAGAAGGAGAATACTATGGATTTGATTACACCTTATAAAGCAAACGATAAGTACCGTGCTATTTTACGGAGTACATGGATTGCCAGTCCTGCCGATACTACGTTGTCGGTGAATGCAATTCCAACAAATGTTCCGACAATTATTGTTGCTGGATGGGGAACTGATTATGAGACTGTTTTTAGCGTTACAGCAACCTCTGGGACATCTTCAGCAGATTATGCTCTTACAGGAGTAGCTCGTATAAAAGGTGCAAATGCAAACATTCCTGAAAATACAGCAGTCAACTGTTTGAACAACGAAGAGTTTTTCAACCAATATGGTACTTCAATCAATGATGTTATTGGTGTGACAAATGATGCCGTAGATGCAGTAGAAGCGATGCAAGCGATTGTCGATATTATAACAATAGGTGTTGAAATCTTTGATAGCTCAACTTCAACTGCAACAGGAGATGGAAAAGCATTTTTTAGAGTTCCTCCAAAGTTGAATGGAATGGATTTGATAGGTATTGCAGCAACAGTTTATACCGCAGGTATAACAGGAAATCTTGACATTCAAATACGGAATAAAACTGATTCTGTTGATATGCTTTCTACAGTTATGCGAATTGAGTCAACAGAAACAGATACATCGACATCAGCACAACCTGGAACAATAGACACGACACATGATGATGTCGCAACTGGAGACGTAATTGCTATTGATATTGACGCTATTCAAAGTGGAACTGTAGCAAAAGGTTTATATGTAGAATTACGGTTCCAACTTCCAGCATAAACTTATGGGAGAACTAATAAATAATCCATTATTTAGTGATGCTTCATTGAAAGCCTATTACCGTATGGAAGGTAATGCTAACGATGAAAAGGGTGTTCATAACGCTTCAAGTAGCTTGAATGCAACTTTTGGAGAAGCGTATGGAAGATTTGGTCAAGGAGTAAGTTATGCTTCGGGATGGAGTGTTATTCCTGACCATGCAGATTTTAGACCAACAAGTAATTTTTCAGTAGGTATATGGTGCAAAACAACAACTACATCAAATAGTGGACTTTTTGTAGCTCATTATCGTGATGGTTCTGGACAACAAGCAGGATGGAAACTATGGATAGCAGCAAATGGAAAAGCATTGGGAATAATGGGTGCTACTGGAGCAAGGGATGGTGATGAATATAACAATGCAAAAATGCCTATTGTTACGTCTGCAAATGCTATCAATGATGGATTATTGCATCTCATGATAATGACATACGATGGAAGTTCTCAAAAAATATATATTGATGACAAAGCAGTAGTTTCAAATGCAACTTCAATCTCTGTTGGATATGGTGCGACAAATCCAGTCAGAATAGGGTCTGATTATTATGACGGTAATCCTATCAATTCATTTGCAGGTAGTCTTGATGATGCGTTTTTCTTTAATGGAAAGATATTGACCGCAGAAGAAGTATTGAGTATCTATGCAAGCGGTCATTCAAAAATTTATAATTTTGTATAAAAATAAGACAAATGCAATTATTTTCTTATATCATTAGTTTATAGGAGCAAAAAACTATGTTTGAAAATGTAACAGGAACTTGGGGATTGGGGAATTACAAAATCCCTGATTTCGGTTTTACAGAATTATTGAATGCTGCCAATGGCAGAAATACTTCAAATACGCTTACCAACAATCCACTTGTTTATCAAGCTGTAGGTGGTGTTCCGACGGCTCAAAATACAAATCCTTGGGGTGGTGGACCTCAACCAATTTACTCAAATGGAATAACAACACAACAGACTCCCGATGCTGGAGCAGGTGCAGTTTCTGGAGGTAGCGGTGGTGGAGCAGCTGCTCCTGTTACTGGTGGAGGTGGTGGACTTGATTTCAACGCTCTATTGAGCCGACAGAGAGGCGCAGCCGACCAACTGTTCAATCAGGCACGAGGGATGTGGCAATCTGGAATGGATACTCTTGGAGAAAAGAGAAAACAATTCCAACAGGTTTTTGACCAAGGACAAGGAGATATTCTCCAAGGATTTGAAAAAGGCGCAGGAGAACTTCAGTCTTCAGCTACAGGAGCACGGGAAAGAAATGCCAATGCTCTTCGGGCTTTAGGACTTGGAGGTTCAGCTGTTGAGAGAACACAGGGTCGTGAGAAGCAACAGGAAGCAAAAGGTCTTGCAACGCTTCAAGACTCTCGTTCAACGAACGAAAATTCCAACAGAAATGCGTTCCAAGAAAATCAAACATGGGCGAACTCACAGGAAGCTGGATTGAACCAATTCTTGCAAAATGCACAAGGAGCACGTTCTACTGCTGAAAATACCCTTTTGGATAATCTTGGTGGAATGTTTAATAACATCATCAATTCTCAAATGGCGTACAATGCAGCTATGGGACAAAAGACAGCATCTCCATATCAGGTAGATATTCCGAGTATGCTCAATACCCTCAATGGGGTACTCTCAAGCGCAGGATTAACCCAGGGTTCACAAGTTGACCAAAACGTAAATATCAATCCAGACCAAGCATATCTTGACTGGAAACGAAGAACATCGGGAGGAGTCACGGGTCAAGGGCTATACGCATAATAGCCTACCCAAAGGCTATTAGTTATGGCACACAAATTGGGACATATACCTTACAACAAAGGATGGAGAATAAGGATAAAAAAATCCTGTAAATTTTGCCATGCTGAATTTGAAAGTTTTCCTTCTGAAATAAATAGAATTTTTTGCAGTAACGAATGTCGTTTCGCTTCTAAAATTGGCATAAAAAGACCTCAATGGGTAAAGGAAAAAATATCAGCTTCTAAGATGGGACACGAGGTTTCTCTTGAACTTAGAGAAAAAATGAGAAAGTTAATCGTAGGAAGAAAACCACATCTCGGAATAAAACATTCCATGGAAAGTAGAAAGAAAATGAGTATTACGCATAGAGGAATATCTTCAGAAGAGTGGAGTGGATTTGGAACTGAAGATAACAAATTGTCCAGAAATGCTTTTGTAAGAACTATTCAGAAAGAAGTCCTCAAACGTGATAATTATACCTGTCAGTTATGCGGACAGGTTGGAGGAAGATTACAAGTAGACCATATTCAATCGTGGGCACAATATGTTGAATTGAGATTTAATATGGATAATTGTAGAACTCTTTGTCAAAAATGTCATTATAAAATTACCTATGGAAAAGACATTCCTAAAGGAAAAGAAAAATGGGGATATTTTACTGGTAAAAATTTTATTGTAAATTGATATGAATTCAGATTTATTCTCATATATCCGTCAGAAGGCTCTTAACGCAGCAAACGCTGTGGGTTCTTTTGTTACACAAAACCAAACCCCTAATGCTTTTATCGCAGGACAATTCAATAAACGGGTAGCTCAACCTATTCAACAGGAAGTTCAAAGAAATGTTGTCCAGCCGTTTCAACGGATTCAACAACCACAGCAACAACCAGATATTCAAAGTATCTTTTCCGCTATTTTAGAACGGGCAAAAAATACACCAGTTTCTCCTATAGGAGTTACATACAACAATGCCCCAACATATAAAGCTCCATTGGAACAATTTACGGAAAAA